CGCCCTGTCCGGTGACCTCCGTCAGATCGAGGGTCGGGTTGTGGCCCGGGTCATATTCGGCTTTCGACACGAGCTGTCCGCGCGAGCGCACGCCTGGCACGCTGTCGGAATCATCCAGTTGCACTGCGCCGATCTTGGGCCCTGCCATGTCTCAGTCCTCCAGCAGTACGATCACGCCGCGCGCCAGGAGCGAGTCCCGGTACAGTCCGACGGGTTCGATGATGTCGTCGCGCTTGTACGGCCCATAGGGCCGCGTCACGCGGTAGCGTTTGCGACGGCGCGGCGCTCGGCCGGCCTCGCGGGGAGTGGGCCCCACGGACGGCTCCGGCTCTGGGGCGGCGAAGGGCGCCTCCAGATCCGCCTGCGCCGGAAGGCGACCTCGACGGGCCTTGGCTACGTCCACGCGCCCTCCGGTGCGCTCCTGCGCTCCCAGAACTCGCTCGGGTGCTGGTGCAGCGCTTCGAGATTGACGTCGGGCCAGAGCACTTTCAGCTCGGCATGGCCGATGGCCACGCGGGAGGCGATGTGCAGGGTGTTGCCCGCCGCCTCCCAGCCGCGCCAGAAATTCACGTCGTCGTCGATGCGGCCCTCGCCCCACCGGCCGGACTCGTCGGGCTGGCCGATAAACCACGGCTTGGGCAGGCTCGCCAGCTTGCTGGCCTTGATGAGCGTGAGCCCGAAATGCGCGGACCCGGCTCGCACCAGGTCAGCGGAAAACGTGTCGCGGTTGACCTCGCGCATCCACTCGCCGTTGCCGTCCCGCAGCCGGAATAGCGGCATTTCGCTGCGGCGCCCGATCTGGATGGGCGCCACGGCGTCGAGGTTGTAGTGCACGGCC